TGTTATTTTCCGTGACGGTGGTTCTAGTGGACCTATTCGTTTACAGTTTAATATTTCAACCGGCACACAACCGATTGGGTTGGCAATTCCCGGCGAAGGGATTTTGTTTTATACGGATGTACACATGACTTTGCCAACTTCGGCCAAGATTACGGTGTTTTATGGCTAAGTCCCCTGCATGGCAGAGAAAAGAAGGCAAAGCAGAGAGCGGAGGTCTGAACGCGAAGGGACGCGCGTCCGCGAAATCACAAGGGATGAACTTAAAGCCCCCCGCCCCGAAACCAAAAACGAAAGAAGACGCCGGGAGAAGGAAGAGCTTCTGTTCGAGAATGTCGGGGATGCGTTCGAAGCTTACCTCCGAGAAAACAGCCAAAGACCCAAACTCCCGGATTAACAAAGCTTTACGTAAGTGGGCGTGCTAGCATGGAACACACGATCTGGAATGCAGTTCTTTCGGTAGGCGTCAGTGTTGTTGGGTTCTTCCTCAAGAGCATGTATGACGAGGTAAAGCGCCTTCAAGTGCTGATCAACAAGACCCGCGAAGAAGTTGCCAAAGAGTACGTAACTAAATCACAGCTAGACGCGGATATCAACCGTATCTTTGACCGGCTTGACCGGCTTGAAGCCAAGATTGACCGACTGGTAGAAAAGCATGCCTAGCACTTCAAAGAAGCAACACAATTTCATGGAGGCTGTAGCCCACAGCCCCAGTTTTGCCAAGAAAGCTGGCGTCCCCCAGTCCGTGGGCAAGGACTTCGCAGCGGCTGACAAGGGTCGCAAATTTGCAAAAGGTGGTGATGTGGCTGAATCCAAGAAGATGGTTGGCAAAGAAGTAGCTTTCATGAAGAAGAAAGGTGCCCCTGCCGCCATGATCAAACACGAAAAAGCGGAAATGATGGGCATGAAGAAGGGCGGGTCCGCTTCTTCGCGTGCAGACGGGATTGCCAAGAAAGGCATGACCAAGGGTAAGTTACTTAAAAAAGGCGGAGCCTGCTAATCATGGCTAAGAAAGATGTTGTCAGCAAGGCCGAGCTTGAAGCGTCTGACTACACGAATCTTCGGGATTATCTGAACGCTAAACGCGGACTTACCCGCAAAGGCGGTGAGGCTCCTGAGTACAAGACGGGCCGCGCTCCCGCGGCGCCATCTACTCGCGAGCCAAAAGAATATACCGCGGCTTCGGCAGGCATGCAGTCCCCTGATATGGCTGAATCATTGCGTCAGGGATACGCCGAGTTACCCGCGCGGGAAGAAAAGACAAAAGACGAGCAGTCTTTTGCGGAACGGTATCTTGGGCGTCCTGATAAAGAATCACGCGCAGCTATGCGCGAACGTGCACCCAAGTTTATTCAGAAAGCGCTTGATGCGGTCGGGCTTAAAAAAGGCGGTAAAGTTTCATCCGCATCGTCCCGTGCTGACGGTTGCGCACAACGCGGTAAGACAAGAGGTCGAATGATATGAGCATGATGAAATCCCTACTTGGTTCAGTGCTTACGCCGGAACTGATTAAAAAATTGACGGATAACGCATCGTCTTCGGGTGCGTCAGTTCCATCAGCTTCTGGTGTTACAGACAACCTACAAGCAAAAATGCTAAGGCAGAAAGCCGAACAAGACGCTGCCGAACGTGGCGAATCCCCAGCAATGAAACGCGGTGGTGCAGTTAAAAAAATGGCCAAGGGCGGTTCTGCTTCGTCACGCGCTGATGGCTGTGCCACCAAGGGTAAAACCAAAGGCCGCATGATCAGTATGTGCGGCGGCGGGATGATGGGCAAACGATGAGAGCCAGTCGCGGTATGGGGGACATCAACCCCAGCAAGATGCCAAAGCCGAAGGTTAAAGCTCGCCGCGACGATACTGACTTTACGCAGTACAAGAAGGGCGGACCAGTTGGTTTGTATGCCAACATAAACGCCAAACGTAAGCGCGGTGAGAAGATGCGCAAGCCCGGAGATCCGGGGGCACCGACTGAGCAGGCGTTTATTAACTCTGCGAAGACGGCAAAGAAATAGTTGGTAATTTAGGCTGCAAGGACAAAACATGTCGATGTTCAGCAATTTTGGTGGGTTTGGTCAACAGAACACCAACACAAACTCGTCTGGTGCGTTCGGGCAGCAGAACCCTATGGCCGGTTCGTCCGGTGGATTTGGGCAACAAAACACAAATACGACAGGTGTTTTTGGACAGCCGTCGCCACCCCAGCAGGGCGGCTTTGGTGGTGGGATGCAAGGCATGTATGGGCCTAGTCCGCTTCCACAATTTCAAAGTCCGTTTGGTCCGCAGCAGGGTGGTTTTGGTAGATTCGGCCCGCAGCAACAGCAGCAGCCACAACGCCCAGCTTTCATGGATAACCCGGAGTTTCAGGGGTATCAGAAACAGTATGATGATCTGACTCAGCAGATGAATCAGTACATGCAGCAGGCCCCCATGTACCAGCAGTTGCAGAGTTTGCAGAACAAGATGCAGGGTTTCCAGAGTCCGCAGCAGCAGTCGCCGGGAATGGGCGGGTTTAACCCTAATGTGGCAATGCCGTACCGTGACTTGCGAAGCGATATTGGGACTATGGGCATGCAGCCACAAATGCCCCAACAGCAGTCGCCCGGGATGACCAACCCATATCAGCAACAGCAACAACAGCAACAACTGTACCAACAGATGGCGGAGCAGCAAAAAACACAGCCGACTCAGCCTGTTCAACAAGCACAGTACGCAGGCCCACTGACCCCAGACATGGTCAGTAAGTTGCCAGCATCCCCCAATGTGGCAATGCCTTATAACCCCGCGCAGAGTGAAATGGGCGTAGGTATTAACCCCAATGGCCCGCGCGTGACTCAAGATCAGTTTATGCGCAATATTCAGCAGGCAGGGGTTCAGCCGCAAGGCGGCGGTTTGGCAGGTTTGATGGGCGGATTGGGGAGTTTAGGCGCTGCGGCGCAAGCAGCGCTTGCTAACCAAGGCCCGAACCCCCCGGCACCGCAGGTAGCTACTCCCGCTCCGCAAGTAGCGCTACCAAAACCAGTAGCCGCAAAGCCAGCACCAGTAGCCGCAAAGCCAGCACCAGTAGCCGCAAAGCCAGCACCAGTAGCCGCAAAGCCCGCCCCTGTCCCAGCAAAACAAGTTCCGGCAAAACCCGTTGCGGCAAAGCCTGTGCTTCCCCCGCAAGTCGCCAAGAAGGTTCCTCCGGGGGTTATGTCTGCGATCCAGAAAGCGCAGCAACAGCAGCAGGGTCCGATGACTATGGAATACAATCCCCAACGTGATGGGGCGTTTAGCGGCGGTGAAAACGCTTACGCATAATGGCAAATACTTCCGGCCAAACTTCGTTTAACCTCGACCTGTCTGAACTGGTCGAGGAAGCTTTCGAGCGCGCTGGCTCGGAGTTGCGCACGGGATACGATCTTCGTACCGCGCGGCGGTCGCTCAACCTCATGTTTGCTGATTGGGCAAACCGTGGCGTCAACATGTGGACGTTTGAGCAGGGCACGATAACGCTGGTACAAGGGCAGAACACTTACCCGCTGCCCAACGATACGGTTGATCTGCTGGAGCACGTGATCCGCACGAACGCAAACAGCACATCTAACCAGTCTGATCTGACAATCACCCGCATCAGCGTATCAACATACGCCACACTGCCAAATAAACTGACGCAAGGCAGGCCAATTCAGGTCTGGGTACAGCGCTATAACGCGCAGACTACCCCAGTATCCGCCACGCTGAGCACAACAATTAACAGCACGGCCACAACGATTACGCTTAGCTCAGTAGACAATCTGCCTGCCGCTGGGTTTGTGAAGATCGACTCCGAGATCATCAACTACGGATATATCACGGGCAACACGCTCTATAGTTGCTTCCGTGCGCAGCAGAACACGACGGCAGCGGCACATACGGCGGGCGCTACGGTTTATTGGCAGCAAGTCCCTGCCGTTACGGTCTGGCCTACGCCAGACAATACGACCACGTATCAGTTTGTGTACTGGCGTATGCGTCGCACGCAAGATGCGGGTGGTGGTGTCAACGTCATGGATGTGCCGTTTCGGTTTATTCCGTGTATGGCAGCGGGGCTTGCTTATTACGTGGCGCTCAAGATTCCTGATGGCATCAATCGACTGGAAATCCTAAAGGCCCAGTACGACGAGGCTTGGGAAATGGCCGCGCAAGAGGATCGTGAAACAGCGTCACTTCGTTTGGTGCCGCGACAAATGTTTATCGGATATGGTCCGTAAATGGGTAACAGGTTTTCGTCTGGCAAAAATTCAATTGCCATGTGCGACCGATGTGGGTTTCAGTTCAAACTGAGCCTGCTCAAAAAGGAAGTAATCAAGACCAAGATATACAATCTACTTGTTTGCCCGAGTTGCTGGGACCCAGATCAGCCGCAGTTACAGCTTGGTATGTATCCGGTGGATGACCCGCAAGGAGTTCGAGATCCGCGCAATGACACCACGTACAGAGTGTCCGGTAATTTGGTAGATGGATACGCAGGTGGTGGTAGTCGAATATTTCAGTGGGGCTGGAACCCTGTTGGCGGTGCTAGAGATGATGGGTTGACCCCAAATGACTTGGTTTTGCGGGGGCAAATTGGTACAGTAACGGTTGTGACGACATAGGAGTCATCATGGACAGGAAAACGGTGAAGGCTATCGCAGATGTCGAAGCCAAGAAAGAAGTTAAGGGGCATGAGAAGCGCATGCACAAAGGCGTCAAAGGCATGAAAGCCGGTGGCCCAACAACGGATGATCGCATGAAGTACGGTAAGAATCTGTCCCGTGCAATGAACCAAGGCAGCAAATAATGGCTAAGTTCAGCATGAAGCAGGGCGGCAAAGAAGTCGGCCCCGCTGCCGTTTACGCAGAACCCCACGACATGTCTGGCAAAGCCGGGACTGATCTGAGCAACAACGGCTATGGCACTAACGCCAAGCGTGAAAAGCTTGAGGACATGGCAGTCAGTATTGGCGCTGCGCGCAGCAAACCGTACGCTGAAGTTAAGACAACCGGCATCAAGATGCGCGGTACTGGCGCTGCTACCAAAGGCACGATGTCTCGGGGACCGATGGCGTGAACTATGCCCAGCTTGTAGTTGCGGTCTCCGACTATACGGAGAACACGTTCCAGACTGTGGACATGAATACGTTCATCCAGCAGGCGGAGCAGCGCATCTACAACACGATTCAGTTCCCATCGTTGCGTAAAAACGTGACGGGGGTAACAACCGCAAGCAACAAATATCTGGCCTGCCCCCAAGACTTCTTGTCCGTGTACTCAATGGCGGTGTTTCCCACAGGCGGGGAATATACGTATCTGCTGAATAAAGACGTAAACTTCATCCGTGAAGCGTACCCACAGCCAACTGATACTGCGCTTCCAAGGTACTACGCTTTGTTTGGTCCGCAATCTACGCTGCTAACAGAGTTAACCTTTATTCTTGGGCCTACTCCAGACGCGGCGTATAACGTCGAACTACACTATTTTTATTACCCAGAGTCAATTGTTACTGCGGGGACAAGTTGGCTTGGGGATAACTTTGATACTGTGCTGCTGTACGGATCGCTTGTCGAAGCCTACACGTTCATGAAAGGTGAGCAAGACATGATGGCGTTGTATGATGGCAAGTATAAGGAAGCACTGGCGCTTGCCAAGCGTCTGGGCGATGGACTTGAGAGGCAGGACGCCTATCGTTCCGGCCAATATCGGCAAGCAGTCACTTAATTTTAGGAGTTTCTCATGGCTTTTACTGGCAACTACATGCCTACCTCGTTCAAGGTTGGCTTGATGAACGGGGTGTTTAACTTTCAGACTGGCACTGGCTGCACGTTTACTGGCTCCACTGCTGGCGGCACCACACTAACTGTTTCCGCAGTCGCGTCTGGTACGCTGTATATTGGAATGGGTATTACCACTTCCGCCGCGCCAAACACAACCATTGGCTACATCACGGCATTTGGGACGGGTACGGGCGGCGTAGGTACTTACACGCTTAGTGCAACGTCTACTGTGTCTTCGACCAGTATGGTTGGCGGCGCATTCTTTATTGCCCTGTATACCAACTCAGCAACTTTTGATTCCACAACCAGCGCGTACACAGCTACTAACGAAGTAACTGGCACGGGGTACACGGCTACCGGAAATCAGCTTTCTGTTTCGACTACGCCTTCCCCGGCTGGTCCGACTTGGAGCGGGGCAAACACGACCGCTTACATCAACTTCTCTGATACCACTTGGTCGACCGCAACAATTACTGCTCGCGGCGCTTTGATTTATCAGAATGCCACGTTGACGATTGGTGGTAGTTCGATTATTCGTCCTACTTGCGCGGTGCTGGACTTTGGTTCTGACAAGTCATCGAGCGCGTCAAACTTCACGATTCAGTTCCCAGCAGTCGGTTCTAGCCCAACTGGTTCTACGGCAATTATCCGGATTGCATAATGGCTATCTCCCTTAAACACGGCTTTGGCAGTGGAAAGCTGGACGGGACGGATGCGACCCTAGTCCAGCCGTCCAACTGGAACTCTGACCACGTTCTGGCTATTGGTTCCCCAAAGCTGTTTGGGAGAACTTCTACAAACGGGTCAACAACGCCATCGTCTTTGTCTGGGATTAGTCAGGCAAATCCGGGGGTGTTCACGACGACTGGGGCGCATGGTCTGACTGTAGGACAGTTGGTCACCATCTCTGGTGTAGTAGGTATGACCCAAGTAAATGGGAATACCTATGTGGTTAACACCACCCCGCTGACGACTACGTTCACGGTGCTGTTCCAAGGATCTGCTTTAAACACCTCTTCATACACAGCGTACACTTCGGGTGGTACTGTGACAGGTGCGGCTACGGGCGTAGCAGAAGAGATTGCTATCGCAGGAACTCTCACCCTGAGCAGTCAAACGCTGACCGGCACGGGCGCAACAACTGGCAAGGCGATTGCCGTTGCCATCGTATTTAGTTAAGGATTAAATCATGGCAATGCCAAATATTGTTGCTGTCACCGCCATTTATGGTGGAACGGCGCAAATCCCGGTAGCTTCTTTTACTGCCTCTACATACTCCGCCGCTTGGGTGTATCAGAGCGGCACTGGTTCAAACTCTACAACCTCACTTCCCGGCCTAACCCCGGCAAGTGGCTCGGTTCAAAAAATTGAGAGTATTGTTATTTCCAATACGCAAACTTCAGCAGTAACGGTTAGCGTTGCAATCTGCCCTGCTGCGACGTTTAGTTCTGGTTCAGCCGGACTAACTTATTTGGCATATAACGTCAGCGTACCGCCAAATGCTTCATTGATTGTGACTGACAAATCCACATCGTTTTACCTTGGAGAGTACCAATCAGTTGGTGTTGTTTCTTCGGTATCCAGTGGAATCACGGCTACCGCATCATTTGAAACCATCACCTAATCATGTCCATTCGCTACACGGGTGGGATTCTCTCCGATACCGTTGACGGGCTGAGTACGCCCGTAACTACCATTGAGTATTT